TGGCTGACTATAAAATAGACAAATGATTGCCTACTCTAACTTTTTTCAGTATAAAAATACTAAAAATGACTAATAAAACAAAAATTTATTTTATTATTTTACAACGTAAAGTAGTTAGTATTAAGGATTTGCAAGATATTACCAAGTGGAAACCTTTAACTATCTTACGAGCCATTGCTCCATTGATTATAAAAGGTAAGATTAAAGCACTTAAACAAGAAGATAACAGATACTTTACAATAGTAGATAAACCCTTTAAAAATGGCTAAAATACTCTATACAGCTATTGTTTTTATGGCTAATAACACACCAACTAGGAAATATCATAATATTGCTAATATTAACAATTTTACAAATTTTGCTAGATCCATTGATGCCGACTATTATAACTTATACGAAAAAAGTACTAAAAAGTTTTATCAGCGTATATACATAAAAAAAGAGGAGTAAAAACTCCCCTTCTTACACCAACTATGCAAATCAAACCCCTATGATAAAAATAATTGCTTTTCAGCCTTTCTGCGTCCTTGTAAGCCGGTATTAACTTTACCCCCAGCATTAACCCACCTATCAAATTGCTGTGCAACAATGTCCTTATTTGTACCATTATTAAGCAATTTTAATAAAGTACTATTAGCAAAAGCATTATCCCCAACATTATAAGTAAAACTAGCTAAAGCTAATAATTGGTTATCCGTAATAGGCACTTTCACTTTTGACATTACAAAAGCATATTTTTCCTTAGATTCTAATAATAACCAACGCTTAGCCGTTTCTTTGTCAATAATATCAGTTTTAATAACTGGACGCTTCTCATCCCAATTATACCCACTTCCGTACCCTACGCTATATTGCATGTAGTCCCATACTGGTACTGCAATAAATCCTTCAAATTTTGAAATTACATTAAATAACTTGTCGCTAATTACACCAAAAGGGGTATTATTTAAAGCCGTAGCTATTTTTTTTCGTAACATCATTAATACTATTGTAGTTATAACTATACCAGCTAATATTTTCTTATCCCTGGTCATAGTATTTTAATTGTCTTTTTTGCTATCTGCCGCTACACTACCAAGTAAAAATGTAGATAAACCAGCTACCGCTTGTCCTATAATTTGTAATTTACCAGTTCCAGCCGTAGCAAAATAACCGCCTATTGCAGCTAATAAACCAAATATTGTTGTTTTACGATTTTTCATTCTTTTGTTTTTTATTTTGATAAATATTGATAATAGTATATATAGAACTTACACCGGATAGTAAACCCAAAAATAAAGACGCGTATGCGTTAATTTGGTTAATACTTAATAGATAAGTACCTACACTGGCTACACTCCCTAATATACTATTATCATTATGATTCATTACTAGATGCCGTTTTTTGAATTTCTTTTACAATAGTTCCAAACGCTTCAGCTACTTGAACTGCTGTTTCTATATTACCAATAACACCTTTTTTAATTGATTCATCAATTAGTGCTTTGATAATTTCTAATGCCTTTGTTGTTTCCATTTATTTATTAATTAATAATTTTAATTCTTCAATTTGTGTTTGTTGTTCTTTAATTGAATTAATTAATATATATATTAATTCGTGTCCGTTAAAATTTAATATATCACTTTCTTGTTCATCTGTTTCATACAATTTTAATTTAACAGAATTTACACTATCAGGTAATATTTTCATTATTTCTTGTGCTATTATACCTACACCGCCTTTACCCTTTTTAAATCCACCTAATCCATTATAATCATAAATAATTGGATTAATTTTAAGTAATTCTTCTAGACCTTTTGTATATGGACTTATATTTTCTTTTATTCTTTGATCCGAGGCAATAGTCCATAAAGCAGTTGTAGGCTTTGCAGCACTATCTGTTGATAATTGTAATTGAAAAGTTGGAACGCTTGTACCAATTCCAATGTTTCCACTATTTCTAATAATCATTTTAACGCTACCAGCACTTTGAAAATATAAATCACTTGAAGCATCTATAAATGAGTGGTCAGCATTAAGAGCTTTAAATACTAAAGATGTTGTACCGCTTATTAAATTTAAATAAGCTCTACTTGAAGCATTTGTAGTATCTGTATTTCTTAAGTAAAAATTTGTAATAGCGTTTTGATTTTTTTGAACATCTAATACATCACTTGGAGTAATTGTTCCAATTCCAACGCTATTATTAGTAGAATCTACAAATAAAGTATTTGTGTCAATAGTTAAATTACCACTAAAATTAGCACTTGTTCCAGTTAAACCACCATATAAAGTCATATTTGCACCACCACCGGCACCCATTAAAGCTATTTGTGTTCCACCATTTGCATTAAAAGATATTCCACCACTACCAACTGACTTTACTTGATTAAGTATTCCAATATTAGCAGTTAAATTGCCATTAATTTCAGCGGTACCTCCTATTTGTAAAGTTGCTGTACTTGGAAAAAAAACTCCAACAAATAATCTACCTAATGTATTATCCCAAAGAAAAGATGTAGAACCTCCAGGATTACCTCCAGTCGTACCAAATAAAACTTGTCCATTTAAATAACCACCATTTTGTAAATAAGTATTTGAATCTACAGATCCATCTGCCTTTAAAAATTGACTTGATGTACCACCACTTTTAATAATAGAATTAGCGGTTAAACCATTAGCGGTAATAACAATACCGGATGCGGTTGTATTACCATTTAAACAAACTGAACTTAACGTGCCACCACCAACACCGGCATCTGCAATTAAAGTCCAAGCTGTACCAGTATCTTCAAAAATTTGTCCGGAATCGGTACTTATAAATACTATACCAGCATAACCAAAAGCTGGTCGATTTGCAAAAGTATCACTATAAAAAGCTGGAGTACCTTTTTGATTAGTAACCCCGTTATTAATAGGCATTATAAATAATTTTTCTGTATTGTAAGTAATTGATTAGTACCAGCACCGGTAAATGTAGCTAAAAATTGTTTTCTAATTATTTCTCCAGCATTTCCGTCTATTGAAAAACTTTGACCTTGCTGTAAAGGTACTTGCTCTATTGTAACTAAATTACTACCTAAGTTAAAAAATGTAATTGTATTACAACTGCTTGTAATAAAACCATTTTGATCGTAAGTAATAAAATTTACATCATATTCTATATATCCAGCACTTAATTTAAAATTAGCCATTGTATTATTTTATAAAGGTTAAAAAAGTTAGCAAGTACTAGGAACTTTGTAATCTTGTCCGTTGATTTTTCCATAAAAAGTTTGATATGTATTTGGTGTATAATCTAATTCTGCTGTCTTTACATTATCTACTCTATATGGCGGACTTGGTAAATTTAAAACATTAATTACATTATTTGCATTAGGAGTTAAATCATTTAGTACTGGTGATATTATTGGTTTTTTAACATCATTAGTAGTAGTTTTTTTTGCATACATTTTATAAAAAAAGTAATATGCCAATCCAGCACCTAGTAATAACAATAAATTTTTATTTTTCATAGTTTTTTTTTAATCTTATTTATTTATACACATTTAAAATCTAAATTTAATGCCTTTACGAGCATAATTATCGTTAATTTTTGCAATATCGTTTTTATTTAAATTACCTATTATAAATTGTGGTAAATTTTGTAAACCACCAGTATTAATACCAAAAAAACTTTCTTGCCTCATTCCAAAAACTTGTATTAATACAGCAATATCGGCATCATTTTGAACTCTTGATACTTGGTATCCAGCATCTGCTTTATTATCGGCAATTCCACTAAATTTAAGATCGTTATATATTTGATTTGCTATAATTTGCCATTCTCCTTTTGATTTAGTTGGATTTTGTATTTTTAAAGAATTATTAATATAATTATCAATATTTTCTATTTGTGATTTTTCTTGCTGTTGCTCCAATGGACTTTTTACTACACCTAATTTTATTAATAAAGGTTTTAGTATTAAAAAATAAGCACCAGCACCAATACCAGCGTATAATAAAAGCTTTTGTGTATCTTTATCTATTGCCATTATAACATTATTAATAAATTTTGCAATTTGCTGTCAGTCATAGCATTCAATTTTTTTAAATGTTCTATACTAACTCCTTTTTTCATTAAACTATCTAAAATCATAATTGCTTCGTCATTTATACTACCTATACCAGCAACTGCATTTATCGGTTTGCCGCCATTTAACATATTACCTACCACACCGAGTAAGCCGCTAATTAAAGCCTCTTGTACTTGGGGATTGCTTAACATAGCATTAATTGGGCTTTGTGGCGGTTGTTCAATTTCTTCAAATTCTTCGGCTGCCGCTAATCTACTTTCAAGCATATTCAATTTATCCATTATTTTTTCCATAGCGTAACTATTATTACCGCCACCGCTACCAGTATATGCACCAACTCCGTAAACTGGTTGTTCTAATTCTGCTGGTCGAAATTTTAACATAGCGTGAGAAGGCGTATTCATAGTTATATATCCGGTCTTATCCTTTTTAGGATGTAAGATTAGAGCATATAAAGTATTAACTCCGTTTTGTTCAAACGCTGATATATTTTCTTCTAGTATGCGCCTAGCATTATCAACGCTATCCTCATTACAAGAAAATAATAACTCCTTTTTTGTTGGGCTGATAATTTCACAAACGGAGTAGTAAGGACTGGTTGCATTTCGGTCAAACCAATCCATTACTCCGCTAGTTCCAGTTGTCATTGCCTTTTGAACTGCCATAAAAACTATATTATAAATAATAATAAATTCCGAAACTATACGTTACTCCAGTTGTTGCTAGTGCAGTTGAAGTTGTAATACTACTTTTT